ACGGTAAAAAAATAAATATGATAGATGCAGGTATTGTAGATCCAGTACTTGTAACTAAGTCTGCACTTAAAAACGCTGTAAGTGTAGCAACAACGATTATGTCAGCTGATTGTGTAATTTCAAATATAAGAATAAATGAAAGCAGTCAATAATTATATAATCGTAGAAAAAATTAAAACTGAACAAAAAAAAGTGGCAGGTCTTATAATGACTGAAAAAATAGATGATGACAATAGGTATATAAAAGCTAAAGTTATATCTGTTGGTAATCTAGTTGAAGGTGTAAAAGACGGTGATGTTGTATATTACGATAAGCACGCAGGTCACGGTGTTCAGTATAAAGAAACTCTATACTATGTTATCAGAAATGTTGACGTAGTATTGATAGATTAAGTTACCACAACCCAGTAACTTAATTGTTTAACTAAATTATTAACTAAAAAAATTATTAAAAAATGGGAAGAGTATTTTTTAACACAAGACAAAACACTCAAGAATTAGACTCGAGCTTTTCTACTTATCAAGCTTTAGCAAGTGATTCTGGTAAAACGTTTTTACTTAACAGCGCGTCTGCTATGACAATTACATTACCTGCTGATGCTGACATTAATATAGGTTGGCACTGTAGATTCTTAATGATACTTGATAATAACAACGCTTACACTATTAAATGTTCAGATGTTACAGATACAACTGGTCAAATGTTTATAGGTGGAGTTAACTATCAAGTAATTGCTGACGCTACAGCAAACGTTTTTCAAGGTTATGCTGCGACTGCTGCTGACGATAGTCAAATAGTTCTTGATACTAACTTAGATGACAACCAAGCTAAAGCAGGATCTTTTATTGATATAGTAAAAACTGCATCTAATAGATTTATGGTAACTGGTCATGTAGCTTCAGCTGATGCTGATGGTACTGGAGCAGCTATATTTGGAAACGCTTCTTAAATCTAAAAATTAAATTAATACTACGTTATCTTTTGGTAGCGTAGTATTAATTGATTAAACCTAAACCATAATCCTTAAATCACAAAACCTAAAACAAATAAACAAAATTATTAATCAAAAAAATTAAACAAATGGCAAATTTTTTATGGTTCGCAGAAGCGGACGTTCAAGAAGCAGAAGATGCATGCATGGTTTCTTCAGATGACTTTGTAGGAATAGATCCTGTATCTGGTGGTCTTGTATTACATTTTAGAGATGTTGAAGGTAACGAAGCAGCTCACGAAGAAATAACGCTTTCTTGCGCAAATGGAAATCAAAAAGCAGTAGCAGAGGCTTTTGCTAGAATTATGGCTTCACACCCTCATGGGCATGGACCAATGATTGCAGTAGCAGACTTTAATGTTGCTAATGGCCAAGTAGCTATTGGAGCACATCCTGAGTTTCGTGGTCTTGTAACTGGAGTATCTGTAGCTTAATTATTAACTAAAAAAATATTAAAAAAATGGAACATTATTTATATTTTGCAGATGGAAATGGAGCTAATGCAGCTGGTGAAGCTGTTATGTACCCTGCATCTAGATTTAGATCAGTAGAGCCTACTAGCGCAACTACTACTACTATAACTTTTAGAAGTGGTATTGGTCATTCAAACGCTGGTGGTGGTGATACTATAGTAGTTACTCATGCTGATACTCATGATACAGCTGGTTCTTACCATAGATCCAAGTTGATTGCTGAAGCTATGTGTGATCTTGTAAACGCAGGACCTCATGCAAAAGGTACAGTAACTACTGTAATAGATATGGACACTAACTCTCACTTTGGACCTATTGACAGTATTAAAGGAGACGCTAGTTTCGGTATAGCTATTAATCTTGATTCATAGTAATTGAGATTAAACGCGCAAGATTTGCGTGAATTAAATATCCTTAAGTATTACAGGCTCGTTAGAAAATGGGCCTGTAAAACTTACGGGTTAAAAGACGCAGACTTAGAATTATTAATTTATTTAGATTGTAAAAAAAGATTTACACGACAAGAGTTTATCGACGGTACATATACGTACTCATGGGATAAAAACAGATGGGAACGATTAAGACGTGATGGTTGGATCGAAGCTTGGAGACATCGTAACAGAACAACAATTAAATATTCAGTATTTAAAACATCGTTTAAATGTTCTCAATTAATAACTAGAATATATAGAGTATTACTAGGTGAAGAAGATTTACCTATATCTGAGCGTAGTACTTTTTTTAACAACAAATCATATACAGATAAAGTTTATAATAAAGCTATAGATGATATGATAAAAGATATTGATAGATAATGGGGTATAAACTAGGTAAAGCAACACAACCATATATGACTAATGGAGTTATAAAATCAAAGCTTTCATTTGATAAAGAAGCTGGTGATAGTGATATATCTGTACCAGGCACACCTGTTATTAGAAAACCTTTAGCACCTGGTGTTATGGGTGAAGCGAATATGGATGGTAGTATATATATAAATGAAAATATAGTACCTGGTAGTGATGAAGAAAAAGAAGTTATAAATCATGAGATGAGACATGCTACTGATATGAAAGTTGGTAAATTATCTTATGGTGATGACTTTGTAAAGTTTAACGGCGTTACGTACGAAAGAAAAGATATAAACGGCAAAGACATGATTATTGTTGATGGCGTAGCTAAAGAAGCTGGTAGCTCAGACTTTCCTTGGGAACATGACGCAAACAACGGTATGAGATGAGTTTTGTAACAAATATAGATGGTGTACCTGTTTACACTACAATAGCAGAAGCTGAGCTTTGGGGTAGTCAATATAATTTAACAGGCCATCACACTCACGTAATAAATGGACAAGTTACATATATGGGTGGTATTGATCACGCTACTATCATGGCAGCAATGAATCAAGGTCCTGTAAACACTATAACACCTCAGCAAGTGCAAAACGTACAACCAAATATTATAACTTCAATGACAACCTCTGGCTCAAGCGGGGGTGGTGGTGGATATTAAAAAATAAATTATGAGTATATTAAGTAAAGTATTTTCAGCTGGAGCTGGTAAATTAGTGCAAGATGTAGGTAATGTTATAGATAACCTACATACGTCAAAAGAAGAAAAGCTAGCTGCTGAAGCAAAGATAAAAGATTTAATCATGGGTTATGAAGCTGAAATGCAAAAGCAAGTGACTGAAAGGTGGAAGTTAGATATGAACTCTGACTCATGGTTAAGCAAAAACATAAGACCATTAGTATTAGTGTTCTTAGTGATAAGCACAGTGTTATTAGTATTTATAGATGCTGGCTTTATAAAATTCAATGTAAAAGACTCGTACGTAGATCTTTTACAATTAGTATTAATAACAGTGATCGGTGCTTACTTCGGTGGTAGGTCACTAGAAAAAGTAAAAAAATAAAAATATGGCAATTAATCAATTTGGCTCAGGTAATGAGCTATTTATGCATGGCTCAACTTTTTTAAATGATGACGGCTCGCAGTTAGACTTAACAGGTGCTACAGCTAAATATTATATATGTGCAATAACTATAACGGAAGACAATACAGCTTTTCAAATATTAGAAACATTAGATGCTGGTGAAAAGTTAGGATTAGGAGATACACATTTTGCTTCTACAGACGCTGCAACAGCTCAAACTTTAGATACAGACTGGGGCGCGGTAACAGATGACAGTAACAATGATGCGCATCCAATAGTTTCTGGCGATGTATTTGCAGCTGGAACAACTATATTTGGTATGTATGATAAAGTAGAATTACATGCTGGCGCTTGTATATGCTACGTAGCTCCAAGACCTGATTATTTAGAAAGAGCAAGAGCTGCAAAAATAACATCATAAATAAATTAAATTAACTTAAATTAAATAAAATGGCAAAAAAAGAAAAGTTGGTTGACTTAAAACCAGAAAAAGTAACTGACGAACAATTAACTAAAATACAAAAGATCGTTAGCAATATTAACCAAGCTCAAATGGAAGTTGGTAGATATGAAGCAGGTAAACACACTTTGCTACATACTATACAAGTTTTACAAGGCGAGCTTAAATTAGTTCAAGATGAACTTGAAAAACAGTATGGAACTGTTAATATTAATATTGAAGATGGTACAATAAAATATCCAGAAAATGTCGAAGCTGATAAGAAAAATTAGTGTAGGTAAAGATTATAAAAACGACGCTATGCATTATGCTGTAGGTCAAGAAGTATATGGTGGACATACTATTTGCGATATAATAGAAGAAGACGATAAGTTTTCTATATATATTAAAAAAAATAAAGATGTTTTACCTTGGAAAGACTTCAACAAAAACATGGCTGTATCGGTTGAATATAATCTAGAATACTAATGAAAAGCGTTTACAACTTTGTTGTAACGCCAATAGGACAGAGATACAACAACGTGAAAAAGGTTGGAGATAAAGAGTTAATTGTTAACACTGAAATCTTCAACCATCAGCACGTTAATAGAAGAGCTAAAGTATTATCATTACCTATAATTGGCGATACAGATATAGAAATAAACGATGATGTTATATTACACCACAATGTATTTAGACGTTGGCATAACGTTAGAGGTATAGAAAAAAATAGTAAAAACTATTTTAACGAAAACACTTATATTGTATATCCTGATCAAATATTTTTATATAAAAGATTTTGGAAGTGGCGCTCACCAAAAGGTTTTTGCTGGGTCAAACCTATAAAAAATCAAGACAAATACTCTAATAACGAAACTCAAGAAAATATTGGTATTGTAAAATATACCGATGGCACGTTTAAAGTTAACGATCTTATAGGTTTTACACCTATATCTAATTATGAGTTTGTTATTGACGGCGAACTGTTGTATAGAGTATATACTAAATTTATTACAATTAAATATGAATATCAAGGAAACGAAGAAGCTTATAATCCAAGCTGGGCACAGAGCAGTTGAAGAATTAATCAACGTTGCTAAAGAAAAAATAATAACTAACACTGAAGATGATGTTAGTGCTGATAGATTAAAAAACGCAGCAGCTACAAAAAAGCTAGCAATATTTGATGCGTTTGAAATATTGAATAGAATACAAGAAGAAGAAAATATACTTGATGGCAAAGAAGTTAAAACTAACAAAGCTTTTAAAGGTTTTGCTGAAGGTAGATCAAAATGAGTTACGAACAAACATTAGTTAAAATAATAGAACCTGTTAAACATACGACTTTAACTCGTATGAACAGGGGTAAAAAATGGGAATATGGGTACAATAAAGAACATGATATTATCGTTATATCAAAAACTGGAAAAGTTGGCGAAATCATTGAAATGCAAGGTTTACGAATTGCGTTACCAAAAGTGCCAACCAACGTGTACGTGCATGCCAAACGCAAGTGGCAAAAGATAGAATATCCAAAAGAGTTAGCTAAACTTAAAAATATATTTGACTGGAGAGCATATCCTGAAGAGGCTAAAGATCAATGGTACGATTATATAGACGAAGAGTTTAAAAGAAGAGATGAAGGATTTTGGTTTAACAATAATGGTAAGCCAACATATATAACAGGTAGTCATTATATGTATTTACAGTGGAGCAAAATAGATGTAGGTGCACCTGATTTTAGAGAAGCTAATAGATTATTTTATATATTTTGGGAAGCATGCAAGGCTGATAAAAGATGTTATGGTATGTGCTACTTAAAAAATAGACGA